AACAACCAAACTAGATTCTTCAACGCTATCCCAAGAGTAGTTTGGGGTAACACAGCTGGTTGGAGGGTAAGAACTGACAGAGGTTCTAGCCGTTCAAGACCAGTAACTGAAACTGGAAGTTTGCCAACAGTTGACGTTTCCAACATAGAAACAATTTCTAGTTTACCTAGAATCGTTTCAACCACATTCGGTGCTTCAGTGAAGTCAGTATTCACTGCTCAACTAGAAGGTGGTGTTGGTGATGTTCTTGCGTTGGAAAACGAAAATGCTCAGTTAGACCACATCAAAGAAATGAACGAAGAACTTCTAGCTGGTTCAGCTTACTTGACATCAGCAGGTTCTGCAACTTCATTCACAGTTCCAGCAGCAATTGCTAAGAACTTCAAGATTGGTGACGCAGTAGCTCAGTTCGATACTTCAGCTTCAGGACATGACAGAACTTCTGGTTCCGTTATTTCTGCAGTGAACACTTCATCTGGTGCAATTACAGTTGCTTCAGGAACTACATTCGCTGACGGTGACGTAGCTTACATTTACAACAGAGCAGGTTTAACATCTATTGATGATATTGTTTCAGAAGATGGAGCCGCTGTTGGTGGTGGAGAAGCTAGAACAAGAGCTTATGACCTAACTCTAAATGATAGAAGTTCAGGAAACTGGAACGCAGGTGCTTCTGTTTCTTATAACTCAGGAACAGGAAGAGCTCTAAGTCTAAACTTACTAGACACAGCAATCCAAAAAATCAGAGAAAATGGTGGAGAACCAAAACTAATCCTTTTGGGACACGACCAATACTTCAACTTAGAAAGATTGCTTAACAGTAACCAAAGATACTTAGGACAGGAAGAGTACCAAGTTGGTGTAGGTTCTGAAAGAACTTTCCCCGGTACAAGAACTGGACTAGTATTGGCTACTTACCAAGGTATTCCAATTATCCCAGACGCTGACACACCTAAGTCTGTATCATCAGCTGATGCAGTTCTTGGTTCAAACGTTTACGTTTTGGATACTGACTACCTAGAAATCGCTGTTGCTCAACCTACACAGTACGTAGAGAACAGAGATTACTTCGCAGCAAATGCTCTAGTTGTTAGAGGATTACTCTACACTATGGCTGAGATGCGATGTAACAACATTTTTGTACAATCAAAAATAGCTGACCTAAACTCATAAAGTTTAGTGATGATACTTGTGGGGGGACTTCGGTCCCCCTGCTAATTTATAAACAACATTTTGTGAGGACTGATAAGTGCCCGACAAGGACACACAAGTGAATTTAGCAGTTTATATGGAACGATTAGATTCTTATATTTCAAGTCAGAACGCCCTCAATGAAAACCTATCTAAAAACTTAGAAAAGGTTGAAACTAAAGTCGATGATATATCTCAATGGCGTAGCAAAATGTACGGAATGAAAAGTATTCTACTGGCTATTGGAGTACTGATAGTACACACTTCCGCTGTTATGGGTAGCTTTGTAGCTATCATAAATATTAATAAATAGGAGAATTTATAAATGGCTAATGAAAGACATACGGATTACAGAGAGTGGGACATAGATAGTTCTACTAGACAGTCGGTACATCCGGTTAATAGATATGTAGCAATCTCAAATGCTGCCAGTACCACGGCTGAAGATGTATATAATATAGTCGCAAATGGTGGTGAAAAGGCTGTAAACTTAGTAACGAACCCCGGAATAGAAGGTTCAACTGTATCAATGTATACAGCAACCGGTTCTGCAATCGCAAGAGATACTGGGCAAGCTTCAGAAGGGTCAGCATCACTTTTAGTAAACCCAGCTAACTCAGCTGTTGGTGAGGGGTTTTATTGGGAATCCCCTAAAATTGCGAGGAGTGTAAACCCACAATATATTACAGTTCAATGTGAACACAGAGGTGCTTCTGCTTCTGGAACAGTAGAAATCAATATTACAGATTCATCTGGTACAGAGTTAGCTTCTTCAGGAAGCTCTAGCTTGGCTACCAGTTGGACTAGAATGACTACTCAATATACAATACCAGCGAACACAGACCCAGCTTCATACAGATTATATGTAGTTACACAAGCTCAACACAACATAAACTTCTACATAGATAAGATTATGTTTGAGGTTAGAGAAGATACTACAGCAGTTTCTACTTATGTTGATGGTAACCAGACAAGTGCTGAAGGTAATCTTTACGAATGGACAGGTACTACAAATTTATCTACATCAATAAAGAAGCCTGCAATGTCTGTAATTAGAGGTGTTCAATTCACAAACAGGTCTGGTACAGCCGCAGATATTATTTACTTAGCCTTTGACAAAACAGCAACCTCTACTAATGGTATTCCTATTTATGGTGGAGACACCTTTAACTGTGAATTACCTTTAGACTTTAGAGGTAAAATATCAATGATAGCAGCCCAAAATACTCCTACACTTACAGGAGTTATTTGGGGAATAGCGGACTAATATAATGACAACTGAATCAATACAATATGTAGCTACTGATATGGGAACTATTCCTAGCCCTGCTAACTGGGATAATGCAGAAAATTTAGTTCATAACTTACTAGATTCTGGGAAAGACTCAGTAGTATTTTTAGAAAAAGCAGTTAATGGAAAAGTTTCTATAAAAGATATTTCAGATGCTTTAGATGAATACAAAAGGTTACATAAGGCTGGAATAGCATCACCGGCTGAAATGCTTACATTGTCACGAGCTTACCCTGATAATGTTACTTATTCTAAAGAATTACAGAAAATGAATGTTTCAGATGATGACCACTTAGTAATAGGTGGACCAGCATCAATTGAAATGGTTGATAGAGAAGGACATCTTATCACAACAAATGCCTTGGATAAGGCTTTTGATAAATACATGGCAAACTTTAGAACTAGAAATGCTATGGTATTACACTCTGACGTTCAAGTAGGGTGGGCATTACCAGCTTACATAAGCAAGAGTGGTCAGATATTCAAATCTGGCGTAAATGGTGATGGGTTATTTTTTATTACTGAACTTAGAAATGACACTAAAATATCTAAAAAAGTAGCAGAACAAATTGGTAGCGGAAAACTAAAGAGTTATAGTATTGCTGGAAGTGCTTTGAAGACACAGAACATACAAAAAGGATTACAAGATGTAATGCAAGTAGATGAATTAGAACTTGCAGAAGTTACAGTATGTGAAAAAGGTGTTAATCAAGCAGCTTCTTTTGATATTATAAAGTCAGATGAAGCTCCAACTTCTACCTGTATAGATGGAAGTTGCTTAGTAAAAGAAGACCAAGACGATGAAGAACCTGACCAGCAAAAATTAGAAAAAGAAGATGTAAATTATCAAGAAGCCACAGAGGGACAGTTAGATGCTGGATTCAATTGTGGCACATGTAAATATTTTAATAAGGGAGAACAAAGCTGTTCAATTGTATTAGGTAAAATTGAATCAGAATACTGGTGTTCTAAACACAGTGACAATACACACAATGGAAATGGATTTCAAAAGGGGGTGGAACTAATAATGAATGACAACAACGAAATAGATTTTATGAAATCTTTTATGAATTTTGTACAGAAAGAGGATATTGATAATAAACAATTCCCAACTTTGTATAATACTCAGGCAAGGCAAGATGAACACCATAGACTATTAGATAGATATGGGTTCCCAGCTGAACTAGAACCTGAGAATGCGAGATATACACCCGTTATAGAAAATGACCCTTCCCCTTTTGGTCATAAATATGTTCCATGGGCTGTGAATGAAGCTGGACAAAACTTAGGAGTTAGGCATTATGATGAAGCTTTGACTAAACCTCAACTAGGAAAATATACAAAACGAGGTGTTATTGAAGGTGGTAATTCGACAGAAACACCTGTATCCCAACTAAATACTACAGAAGGGTTTAACAATTTGCTTTCTTTTATTGCGGGACAGAGAATGAAAACTTCGGGTTCACAAAACTCAGGGGACATTCAAATATCTCTAACAAAATCAGTAGATGACTTATTCAATTGGATGGCACAACACGGGAAACATATGTACAAATCAAATTGTCCATGTGAAATTTGTTTCCACAAATCATCTGATTATAAGGGAACAATAGAAAAGGTTGCTGATTTTTTAGACTAGAGGCTGTAGATAGCCCGTTTGCGGTTGCTACGGCTCAAGCTAAAAAGATGGGATATAAGAATTTCGATGAAGATAGTCCCGGACAGAAGAAGAGAGATGAGATAGCTGAAGCTATCAAAAGAAAATAACTTTATTCTAGTATAATAAATAGATAGGAAATCTATCTTAGTATTTAAGGAGGAAACTAAATATGGCATTAACAATAACAACACC